TGGAGCGAAACAACCGGCTTCAGCGCGGGAACAAGCCTTTATACCGCACCGTCAACCCTGCCAAATGCAGCGTTGCTTACGATTACTGTAAGCAAAGAAGATTACGTTTTGCTTGCCGATGTTAGGTCTTATTTATTTACTGGGATTGCCGCAACTTTAACAAAAACAACCGCCCAAAGAAGAATAGCTTGTGACGTTGTTTCATTTACGTTATCCGGCATTGCTGCCGGTTTAAAAAATGACCGCAAAATAATCTCCGATAGTCGATCATATGCATTGACTGGTACTGCTACTGGTTTAACAATTGGCCGAAAAATTGCCGCGTCTGTCGGATCATTTGCACTGACTGGTGTAGCGGCAAATCTGAAAGTCGGACGTGTTGTAGCTGCTACAACTCAGTCATTCACGCTAACAGGCATAGCATCCAATCTCAAAGCCGTGCGGACGCTGACGGCCAATGTCGGCGCATTCACGCTCACCGGTCAGTCTGCATCGTTGCGATCGACACGCACCATTGCGGCTGGCACTGGATTGTATGCGTTTACTGGCATAGCCAATCGATTAGCAGCAACCCGCACCATCTCAGCCAGCGTTGGCACGTTTGCACTGACAGGCATCGATGCGACTTTAACAAAATCTACCGCTGCTGGTTACACGCTTACAGCATCAGTCGGAATGTTTGCTGTTATTGGCATTGACAATCAATTATTGGCAACTCGTGCCATCTCAGCCAATGTTGGCACATTCGCATTGACCGGTATTGATGTTGTTCTAACAAAATCAACAAAAATCAGTTACAAGATTGCCGCTAATGTTGGCGTATTTAATTTGACCGGAAATGTTATCGGATTGCGTCGAGCTTTTGCGATCGTATGCGATACCAGATTATTTACACTCACCGGGCAATCCGCTCAATTATTGTTTACCCGCGCGATCTTATGCGCTCCTAGCACGTTTGCGCTAACTGGCCAGCCAGCCGCAAAATACATTACCCGCGCCATCGTATGCCAATACAAAATCTATCGGCTCACCGGCCAGCCAGCCGGACTTGCGGCTGGCCACAACCTGCAATCGAGTGCAGGTTCATTTACGCTCACTGGATCGACCGCGCGGTTGGCGGTAGGTCGATCTATCGTCGTATTGTCAGGATCGTTTGCGATAACCGGTCAATCGGTATCGTTGCGCGCAACCCGAACATTGCCAGCGACAACCGCAACATATACGCTCACCGGAATTGCGCCGATATTGACCCGTGGGCGCGCAATCTCATGCGCGTCTAGGTCATACGTCGAAACTGGAATTAACGTCGCTCTACGTCGATCCTGTGCGATTGTGTGCCAAGCTGGCATATACACGCTTACCGGGATTGCTCCATCGTTGCGCGCAACACGCACCATATCCGGAACATCCCGATCGTACACGCTCACCGGGATTGCGGCGGGATTGACACGAACTAGGAGTTTATTCGCATCGGCTGGAATTTATGTCGAGACCGGAATAACGATCGTATTGCGCGTCACTCGCACTATATCAGCGACAAGATCTCAATATTTGCTAACCGGGAATGCGTCTCAACTGTTCTTTGGTCGAGGTTTTGCGGCGGCTTCTGGCACGTTTATATTATCTGGCAAAACAATCCGACTGATCCGCACCGCTAACATTTATCCCGATGTTTCAACGTTTGTTTTAGCGGGAAAAGTAATATCATTGAAAATTGGCGGAATTAGGGTTCCAGCCGACGTATCTACTATTATTATTGACGATTCACGATCAGGCTTAATTGATTCATCGGAATCGGTCATATCATCATCAATTGCGTTTGGCACTCAAAACAATGTGCTAGGAAATGATGTTTTATTGTCTGGCGGTAATGGTCTAGTGCTGAATTATAATGTCGATTCAACTATGACTAACGCATTGCCAACCGTGGTAAAATCGGATGATTCTTCCAACAACAATTCCACAATAGTTGCAAAAGACGCGTGGAATCAGGTAACATTACAATAATGGCAACCTATTATGTAAATGATGTTATTCGATTGTCAGCGGCGTTTAGAAACGCTCAGAACGCATTGACCAATCCCACAACCACAACTATCACAATAACCGTTAATGGGACTCCAACCACATATACCTACGGATCATCAGCCGGATTCACCAATCCAACCGTAGGTAATTTTCAATACACATACACGGCGACGACAACCGGATCAATCACGTATGTTTGGGATGGTCTCGGCGCAATCGTCGCCGAAAGCGCCGGAAGTTTTACCGTTGCGTCGGCTCGAACAGTACCATCGATATTTTGGTCGCCAGCAAACGATCATCTTGTCATTGATGGATTGGAGACCGTCACGCTAACCACGCTTGCGGCCACAACCACGACGATCTATCGGGTATTGAGATTGCCAGCGTTGGTCGATATCGGATCTGCTGGCGCATTGACAAGCTACGGCAATATCACACGCTGGAATATATGGATCCAAGAATGCCCTACCGCACCAGAAATAAACGCGTTATTGACCGACGCCGCTAACGTAAAATACCGCATCAATAATGTTACCCAATCAGTACAACGCAATATGTGGGAAATTGAAACTACGGCCGATGCGGGAGTCGGTTTATGAGTGCCTTTTATGATATTCTTAACGCTATTAAAACACGCATTGCGGTAACGTATGCAAACACCAAATTACGCAAACGCGCAATCATGATCGAGACCGATACGTTGCCATTAATCATCGTCTCACCTGGCACTGAGACAATCGGATTGGAAGCTTTTAACGGCGTCGTATGTTATGATTACACTGTGCAAGTGACTTACGTTGACGCTGGTAACAGAATTTTTGAAACAGATCTTGCGGCTCATTTGACGATCCGTGAGAACATCAAAAAAATTCTGTATCAGCCAGCGTTGACCGGAGTTTCTGACGTGCTAGGGATGCAATTGGATATGCAACCAGCATTTGAATCGGTCAGCGGAAACGTCAATAACTATGACGTTTGCGGCATGACAATCACATATCGAAAACTGGAGGCGCGAACATCATGAGTGTGGATATTTCTGCGATAGTCGGCGAAATATCTTGGACTCAATCCGTGACCAATTCCGGATTCGTCAAGACTTCGCAAGGGCCAGACAAGCTTACCGCAACCCTTGCGCCTAGCACAACCACGTACAATCGCATCTATGCCGTCAAGGGCACGCTTGCGGGCGGCGCTAGCGTCACGATCAATCTGCAAGGTGTTACCGATTACCTGAACCAATCCTTGACGTTGACAAAAGTAATAGCGTTCATGTTAAAAGCCACGACAACCGGAATGAAATTCGAGCCAGGCGCAAGTAACGCTTTGACGTGGCCATTGACCGGAACAAGCCCGGTATTAACCGTGCAGGCGGGCGGATTTTTCATCATCGGCGATGGCGCGGCGCATACTGTTAGCGCAACAGACAAAAATTTTAAGATCACTAATTTAGATGGTTCTGTTACGGGTACTTACGAAATTGCCTTAATTGGAGGTCAGTGACATGGCGTTTTTCTCAGGCAAAACCGGATCGTTTACCGTTGGCGGAACGGCTCAACCGCTGACCGATTGGTCAATCGATATCAAATCAGAAAACATTGACACAACCAATTTCGGCGACGCTGGATATCAAACAAATTACGCTGGTGTTGGTGGAGCAGAAATTACCGCATCTGGCCCATACGATGGCACGGCTGGCGCAAGCGTTGGCGCGTCCGGTAACTTTGTGCTGGCCACGTCAACCGATGCAGGCGCGCCATCTTACACGGTAGCCGCTCGAATCTCGTCTATCAAAATTGATGTTAACGTTAAAGGCGTTGCTCAAATTAGTTATACCGCGTCGAGCAATGGCACGTTCACAATAACCTATTGATGGAGGTTCTCTCATGGCGTTTTACGCTGGCAAGACTGGTTCTGTTTCAGTTAATGGCGCAACTCAACCATTGACCGATTGGTCGATTGATATCAAATGTGAAAACATTGATACGACCAATTTTAGCGATGCTGGTTATCAAAGTAACTATCCCGGTGTTTTTAGCGCGGAAATTACCGCATCCGGACCATATGACGGCAGCGCTGGCGCAAGCGTTGGCGCGTCTGTTGCGTTTATTCTGGTGGCTTCCAGCGATGGGGGCGCGCCATCAATCACAGTAACAGCACGAATTTCATCGATCAAAGTCGATGTTAACGTGAAAGGCGTGGCTCAAATCAGCTATACCGCGTCAAGCAACGGTTCATTTTCTTCAATATCATATTGACGAGGTATTGCCATGGCATTTTACCGTGGCTGCACCGCATCCGTCTCTTTCGGCACCGTATTCCTTCCGATGACGGAATGGAAACTTAATGTCGATGGAGAACGGATTGACGTTTCTGATTATGATCAGCAGACGTTCAAATCAATCGTCGGTATGCGAACAGCCACCATATCATTATCTGGACCATATCCATCGTCTATCATTGGGTATGGTTATGGTCTTGCCACTGGCGATGATCTATTGGTCAAATTGTACCTTGATCCTGAATTTTATTATTTTTTCCAAGTCATGGCTCGAATTGAAAAAATGTCGGTAACAACAAACGTCAAGGGCGTGGTAGAGTGTACGATTGATTTAGTAGTCATCGGTGATTTTAAATTGGGCGATGACGCTAACACAGAGGCTATTGCAATATGAGTACGAGTCAATCATTAGGCGGTAACGCCGCGCCAATTATTGCTGTGATCGGCGATAAGGAATACAAATTTGGCTTGCTAACGCAAAAGATCAAAAGCGGAATTGAACGAATTGTCCAAAGTCGCGCGAGAACAGAATTGTTTCGCGACAAAAACGACATGGGCGATGAAGAATTTAAATTAGCCTACGGCGCGTATATGGACCGGATCAGTTCCGGCGCGTTTGCGTTTGGCGGCGTCAATTGTCGCGGATTCCTAACCTCGACGGATGGCCTTGCTAATTTGGTTCACCTAATGGCGGGTATTAGTCTTGACGAAGGCCATCGCCTAGTTGCTGAGTATTCGGAAGAAATTGCGGCTGTTGTGGGCCAGATTTTCACAGAGTCTTTCCGTTCGACCCGGACGGCGGAGATCCGGGGCAAGAACGAAATCTCCGAGTAGTCAACGCGCTGGCTGTTGTCGCTAGCCTTACGGATCAGCCGTATTTGTTATCGATGGATCAGATTGCGGAATTGACAGATTATCAAATTTGGAGGATCTACGGCAAGGAACGCGATGATCGAGGAGTGCCAAAGTCAATACCTGGAAGTCTGGCTCCATCGAAACGCGAATCCGGAATCGTTGAGGCTAAAGCCAAATATCTGTCAATGGGTGTTGCGTTAGGAATTTCGATGGAAGAACTTAACGCGGCATGGAGTAAAAAAAATGGCGGGCGCAATTGACATGATGGCTGGCGGTATGGGCGGCGTAGGCGGCGGTCTTCAGCCGCTTATCGCCGCTCTTGACCACTATACGTCGATGTTGCAAGCCGTCAGTAACGCAATTAATGGAGTCAAGACGGTCACGCCATCGGCCGCACCGAAAGCCGCCGCACCATCGACCGCACCAATTCCAACCGCCGCAAAACCAGCAATACCAGCAACGGCCGCACCAGTTCCAACCGGCGGATTGGGCGCGTTGATGGAATCGATTGGCGGATTGGGCAAAGCCTTTACAGGATTGGCGCTACAAGCTCGATTGATGGCTGAAGTGGCTAAAGCTGTGGCGGTTGCTGTTGCGCCGCTGGATGCGGTTTTCAAGGCCATTGGAGACATGCTCGAGCCGATTGCCAATGCGGTTGCCGGATTACTAAAACTGGCCATCGCAATCAGCCCGATAATGGTTGCGCTAAAGTTATTGGGCAAATTACTGACGATTGTTTTAATGCCGTTCAAAATGTTGGGCAAAATTGTCGATGCGATATCAAGCGTGCTTGAAGCATTCATGATTCCGCTCGATATGGTTGCGGAACAAATGGAAATGGTAGCGGATGCGATTGCGGCGGCTATTGCGGTTATTGGCATATCAGCAAAATCAGCAAAAACACCACAGAACGCGGTACAAAATGCATTTAAGTCGGTAACAAAAACTATCGAAAACGTGCTGGTCAATCCGCTTGAGGCGATACCAGGACTCATCGGCCAGATACGTGGAGCCGTTGAGACGCTCAATCCGGCGGCGATGGTTGCGTTTGATTTAGCTATGCGGGATTTGATGGCGGTATTCGGCGAAGCCTTCATGCCGATTGTTCAAGTCGCCACAAATGTTGTGCGGGAATTTGCCAATACTCTTCGCCCAATTTTGCAAACAATGGCTCCACTATTTAAACGCATGGCTGAAAGTATCGGCGCATTGCTGATCAAAAATATTGATAGATTGACTCAAGCTTTTGAGCGCATGCTTCCGTTTATTGAAATGTACATTAAATCAATGATTGACGCGGCAACCAGGCAAGGCGCAATTGCCGATCAATCAGCAGCGAATAACAGTTCGCTTAAAGACATTGGATCATTTTTCGCCAACTTTTTTAGGTCAACGAAACAAATTGAGGATTCCGCAAAAAAGGAAAGAGCGGCAAAAGACAAGGTCAACAATCTAATTAACATTGAAGCCGTTGGCATGAATAAAGCCGTGCAAGAGCGATTGCTTGGAATTTTACCCGATCCAAAAGTCATGAAAGCAAAATTGCAAGGCAAAATTGATGAGATAACAAAACTTGAAGAGGCCGACAAGCAAGCCGGATTTAAAGAACCGGCTGCCGTCATGGAAGGAAGATCGACAGAAAAAGAAATGCTCAAAAACATGATTGATCTTAGCCAAATGCGAGATCAATTTGTAAAGTCTGGCGCAAAAGATCAAGACGGTATGGTCAAGGGCGGAGAACAAGCACTCAATGAAACGCTGACCGAAGTTCACAAGGCTCGAAAAGATCTGAAGGACAAAAAGATCGATCAAAACCAATTCAACGCCGTTCTTAATCGATTGGTCGAGGCGCAAAAGTTTTTAGGCGACAACATGAAGAACGCAATCAAGGCGGGCAAACCGGCGGGCGCTGAAGGCCTTGCGGCCGCAGTAAATCCCGCGTTCAAGTCAATCGCCGAATTGACGCGCGAAACGCTTCTGAGCGCATTTGTGGCCACGTCCACGGGTGCGGATATGAAAGAAAAACAAAATCAAAGAGCCGTTGATAACGTGGCCGCGTTGCCGGACGTAATTAGAAATGGCGTTGAAGATGCGATGGTTGCCGCCATGAGACAAGTTGAAAGAAATCCAGAACCAAATGCCGCAAGGCCCGTATTTGATGGAGGGCGGGCATAATGGCGCTAACCAACGTAAATGAGGCCACAGAACGCATTGCATCACGCAATCCATCGGTAGCCGGTTTTAGCCTGATGGAAGGCGGACGCGCCACGATGAAGCTCATTATCGATGAGCCTCGAATGGAAGAGGCTTGCAAAGAAATTCTTGGATATGCGGAAGCTGGCGTTTTTCCAAATTTTGAAAAAATACAACGAACATTACCAGTTGCTCATCCGCAATTCCCGTGGCTCTACGCCGAACGAATTTCATCTATTGAAGGATTGGAATTTTTTGCCAAATACGATTCAAATGCAAATTTAGGAGATACATTTGTTCAAGTGCCAATGTTGGAAAATTACGCTCGATATAACAAATATGAATTGACAATTGAATTTACTCCAAGACCATATGCGCTACAACTTGATATAAATTTAGCTCGAAACAAAATTGATTGGCGTGACGAAAATAATGTTGCTCAAAGTAATTTTTATTATCCAGAATGGTCAAGATTTTTTGAAATATTGTACAAGCCATCAGCGGAATATTTAACCGCAGTAGGCGGTCAATTAATTTGGAAAATGGACGCAAACAATGCTTTAGACATGCAAAATAAAACAGTAGCTGGTGGACAAATTAGATCATTAATACAATCGACGGCACTTGAAATGAAATGGTATTGCGTGCCATATTCCTACGTCACCAGCATAAATTCAAACATCAATAAATGTTTAGGACATGTTAACTACGACACATTTTTAGGGCACGCGGGCGGAAAATTGTTATTAGTTGGAGCCGAAATCACGCGTGTTTATTGTCCGCCATTTCCAAAATTGTCCGCATGGAATGGTGGAGCAGGCGGGTTGCCATCTCAAAACAAATTATGCGACATTACATTTCATGTTTTATTGAAAGATGTCGAACCTAAAAACGCGTACACTGTGACAATGGACAACAACATGACTAACGGGCATAACCTTGTCTTGGCTGGATTCGACAATAATCATTATTACGTGGAAAATTCAAATAGCGGTAAGCCATTGTATCCATCGTATCCGTTTCAATTGTTGTTTGTGAATCCGAGCTAATCATGAAAATTGTTAGCGGCGATCCTCGATTAATTGTGGATGAAACGCCAGGCGGCGGATATTCAATTCGTTTTCTAAGCGACGAATACATTACCGCAAAAATAACCGGCAACTTTACAATATCATCGACCAAATTTTATACGTGGGTTGAAGTTCGGCCGCTTAAAAATGGCAATGGATTCGAGGTTCCGACTGGCGCAAAAACTGGCACAAGTACCGACAATTACGCAATTGAGATGAATAAATCGGCCAGCGTGCCAACAAATACATTTGTCAGATTGAGACCGCGCGGCATAGCTGATACGTCGCTCTTGTCTGGTTCTGGTTGCGTGGTGAATCTTTGGGAATTTGATTATTCCGCCGCCACAACTGGAACAACCACAACTTGTTCTGTTTTAACCCTTGATTATGTTAGCGCAATTAATTGCGTCAATGGCACGATCACGCCGGTATACACGACTGTGTGCATACCTTGCGCCTATTATTGCACGACTACGACGACCACTACTTCAAGCACAACAACGACCAGTACCGCGGCACCAACGACGACTAGCACAACCTCGACGGGTGGTGGATAATGCCTGGATGCGTTGGGAAATGCTCATGGATTTGGGTCGAGGACAACGGTAGCTGGGAACCATACGGGACCAGTAGCTGCGAGGCTGGTTGTACGTGTCCATCTGCTCCAGGGCAGGAAGGGCCGTATGATGGCTACGTCGCAACATTTACCTGCGAGGGCACGCCCACCGGATCTACCACGACTACCTCGAGCTCATCATCAAGCACGACAAGCTCGACCACAACTAGCTCTAGTAGCACATCGCCACCGACGACAACGACATCGACGACCTCAAGCACGACAACGACGACAACAACGCCATTATGCGATACTGGATACTGCATATATGCGTGGGCAGGTGATCGTTGGTTTGTATTTTATAATACATGCGGCGAAAATTGTTTTTGTGGTCCTCAGCCATCGAGACCTGGTGCATATTTTAACGAGCAGGTCAATGTATTATGTCAATCGACTCCGACCTCGACTAGCACCAGCACTAGCACTTC